CCACCAATGCCTAAATGCCCTGATTTTGCTACCTCATCATAAATTGTATGTATTACACTTGATAAATAATATCTAATGTGTACTGCTTGTGCTGCTCCTAATATTTTAACTAATGAATTATTTTGTGTAAAGAAATCTCCTACTATTAAATTAGGCCTGTCTGTTACATGATGTAAACAACTTGATAATCCAAATATTTCATTTGGGTTTAAATCAACATCCCAAGTTTCTGTATCTATAAGTTTATCAGTTGTTACTCCTGCTGTACCTACTGGCAAATCATTAGGAACTGATGGTAACTTATAAAAGAAATCTAATTCAAATGTTCCTAATTGCCCATTGACATCTGTGTATACAACCGGTTTTAATTTATCTCCTATTGTATCACTAACTAATTGATACCCTGCTATTTTAGGTTGACTAAATTGTGCGTTAAATACTATCGTTTGTCCTAATGGAATACTTGTTGCACTTAAATTAAACAATGTTGAACTACTACTTGTTGATTTAAATTGTGCATTGAACACTGGTGTATCATAAGTTGCATTCCATTTTAAAGCATTAAATAATGCTTTTCTACCCTCTGTTGTTAATAATCCAGTATCTCCACGATCAATACTACTAAACTCTATATATTGATTATATACAAAGCAAGATAATATATTCTTTTTTTGTATTGTAAATGGGCTAACTGATTGTGAAACTGCTGTCAACGGATCGAGTATACTCGCATTTTTAACTAACAAATATATAACATCTAATGAGTTTTCTCTACCTATGAAATGTTGTTTAACAACTTTATATCCATCACTTGTATAATCATCAATATCATAGAATACGAAATCTGCAAAATTAGTATATCGCATTGTAATCTCGTAACTATCATTCCCTATACGGTTAATATGCGATTTAAGAGCTTTTCCATATCTTTGTAATTCTAATACGCTATCCTTTTGACTATTGATTACAGTCATATTTTTATTTACTCTATCTGTATTATGTCTTTCAACTCTAACATCCATATCTCTAACTGCTTGATAATAAAAGTTAAGTTGTAAATCTCTTATATTTTGTGCTTTATATTCTGCATCACTAGCATTTTTATCTTGCCAATAAGATTTAATTAGCCAAGTCATTGCTTCATCACCTGATATAGGTGCTATGTTATTCTTATATTTAACTCCCCCATTATACATTTTGGAATCTTCTTCAATAAAATATAATGTATTGTTTTTATATACTCCTGCTCGTAATGTTGCAACTGTTCTTTCAACTTCTAAATCATCCCACTCTTCTTTTGAAACACACCATGCTCCAACTTGGGCTTGTATTATTCCTTCGGTTTGACTATCTAAATTCATAATCCTAACCTCTACTAATCTTCTAATCCCACTATCTAAAAACCATTGTGCATCAGCATCAGCAAACTTATCTGCTGTTGATCTAGGTGTTACGCCCTCATCTCTTGATGGGTAATAAGTTCCACCTGTTGTTAAGTCACCCTCATATGTTCCTTTTTTTATCTTTGAATGAACTGCTAATCCATAATCAGCTATATCACTTGTTATTGTTTCACCTATGATTGAGCCTATTGTAATTAGATTACCCTGTTCACCAAATAATTTATGCCCTATTTCATTATCTAAACTTAATGTGGGAACTGCATTAACACTTCTAAATAAATCTTTTAAAAATGTTAAAAAATCTCCACCTGAATATTCTTTCTCAACTGCTGTTGCTCCTAATAAAGTTCTGGTAGCTGAATTAACTGTGAATGAGCTTTCTCGCCCAAACTCTAATGTTAATAATACACTATCTAAATGTTGAATATATGTTGCTTGAGCTCCGTCTATTGTTGTGAATATTCTATCTGCCATAAAGTAATTAGCAGCTTTAATAATTGGTTCAGCTATTGTTATTGTATGTTGATATACATTAGGTGCTATTCTTACTGATATATCACTTTGTACTACCGCTTCAAATAATGTTGCCTTAATTTCTACTTGTACCCTATCATAATCAGGGTATGTTTCTCTCCGTGATGAGTTAGTTAGTATCAATGTCCCAAAGTTAAACTCCTCTGTTGCATCATTAATAAACTCTACTGGGAATTCATGGCTTATTATATCATTATTTATCTTAATGCTAACCATAATATACACCACTCTTAACTCTTCTAACACCTCTTGATGCTATTATTCTCTCGTTTTCTAATGTGTTCTTATGTGTTTCTACTGCCATATCAATAGCTATTGTTAAACCATCTACCGCTGCTGCTCCTACTGCTAATGCAGGATTAACTAATGCTATCCCCCCATATCCTAATAGTTTAGTTCCTATTGATATTGCTTCTTCTAATCTTGTACTTCCTACTTGTCCTACTATTGCATTGAATCCTGTGGTAGCAACTTTCTTACCATACATTGCTGCTACTCCTAATCCTATGCCATTTTTAACTGTTAAATTATTGTTAAGAGCAGGACTACCTGCATTACCTATATCTTGCTGTGGACTTTCTGCAAATCCACCTTGTGGTGTTTTGGGTAAGACTAATCTATATTCACTCATCAGCCTCAATCCAATCGAACTCTAAGATTGCTGTTCCGTTATCTGTTCTAGTTCTTGCTCCACCACTTATTAATCCTGTATAGGTATATGTAACTCCATCAAATGTATGCTTAAAATCGAATATAGTATCTCGATCTATATTGTTCATTATCCATGAATATATTTGTTTCTCTATTGTTGTACCATTATAAAAGATTCTTAATTTAGCTGCAACTGTTGTATTAGATACTAACCCTTTTGATGAACCATCTTTATTACTAAATATAGGATTACCGCTCGTTGCAAATAAGTCTAAATCAAGTTTTAATGTTTCATAATCACCTGTATCTTTAACTCTCATTTCCCATTTATCTGTATCTTTCCATATATAACCATTCTTAATTGCTGTTGCAAATACTTTGATTGTATAGAATGTATAGAACTCTCCACCTTGTATCATAATGTTACCTTGCTTGTCACCACGACTTGTCTTAATCGCCACCGTGTAACCATCAATAGTAACTTGCTTATTAGTAAACCAATATGTTCTAAAGGCATCTAGTGCTGTTGCAACTGCTGTTTCTCTTGTTGATTTAAACATGATTTTATATTGAAATATGTAATCACTTCTATCTGAAGCATTAACACTTGGAGTTTCCTGTGCTATTTCTTCACTAACTGGAATGACTTGTGTTTTAACATAGTCATAAGCATTCAATGTTGACACCTCATGGACATATGGAACACCATCATATAATTGGATTAAGTACCCTCCTTTAAATGTGATAGCATCTAAATTCAATGTTCTTATTATCTCTGTGTATACATCTTTTTTAAACATTCTCAATCACTCCTAACTGCTCTAACATTTTATCTTGATTTTTCAATACTGCATCATTGTTCTCTTGCATATCAAATGGTAAGCCTAAACTATTACTCCACCCATAAGCGTTAAGTTGACCAGTTGTTTTATTTGATATAAACCCTTTATGTACTTCTACTCTTTCTTTTGTTAAGTAATGAGTAAACCCCTCATTTTGATAAATAATATAAGGTAAAGCTCCTGTATTATACTCTACAACTAATTCATGTGGAGTATCAAAGAACTCTGCACCTGTTCTTAACATTGTGCCTGATTTAACTGGCATCTGTGCTAATACTATTGTTATAACATCAGCAAGATTTATTCCATTCACGTTATTGTTATCCAATACTCATTGTGTATTTGTCCATGCTTATTCCCTCTACCTAGTAATTGTTTAGGAATAACAGTTATAATTATCTCATAATCATCTTCAGTCGGGTTACTCACAAAAGCAACTCTATCATTTTCTTCAAATGATATTTGAGTTGTGGATTTAAGTATTTCTATTGTACTTGCCATTTTGACACCTGTCATTGGATCAAGTGATTGTTTAGTTTTAATTTCACGATTGAAATAGAATGGTATGCCCATTTGTAAATAAGCGATTGTGTTATCTGATTTATCTCGTTTAAATAAGTACCCTATGTTATCAGTATATTTCTCTCTCATTAGTAGCCAACTCTATACTCATCATCTTCAATAAAGATATTACACTTACCGATTACTGCTAGGCCTTGTGTCATTGCTATATCTTTTACTGTTTCAGGTACTCGTTCTCCACCACCATCTTCATATACTGCTCTATCCCCATCCGTATCATATGCCCATTCTACCATTTCAACTAACATCTCTTGTATATAATTTACTTCATCATTTTCATTCTTAAATACCATATACTCGAAAAAATCTATTGGTCTATATTGTGGTTGGAAATTATCGTTATATGGATTGAGTGTTAAATATCTCTTTAATGTTCTACCATGTTTTTTTAATCTTGCTTTTTTGTTATTCCATTTTAATGTATAACCTGTCAGTGCTTCTGCACCTATGTCTGTTAAGTAATAAAATCTGCCTACTGTATCATATTCAATGTTCTTATTTGTAGTTATAATCATATCAATCACTCCTATTTTAAAAAATATAAACCCTATAACTCTTTCAAATCATAGGGCTTTTATTAAGTTATTTAATCTGCTTCCCACACTGCGTAGATAGTATCATCTGCTGTTATTACATCGGTTGCTCCTACTGCTGAAGTACCTCCTGCATCATAAGCCCATCCTGTCAATGTATTTGCTGTATACACTGGAACTGGGAAAGGTTCGTAGTCTAATATAACATTACCAACTATTGCATTTTCAACTACTACATCTGCTTCACTGGCTGCTATATTCCCTCCGTTAAGGTCGAAAGTCAGGCTTGTTCAGGCTCTACCATTATCTACTTGAATAAGTGTTGCTCTTACTGCACCACAATTATAAGCTAATCTACCTTGAACGGCTGAATCGCCAATATATGCGTTTGTTAATTCTTTAATCATTGGTTCTACTTTCCAATTATATCCAAATGCGAATCCTCTTTTTTGCATAGCCATCATATTTGTTGCTGTTGGTACTAAAGGACTTCCAAAGATATCAAATCCGTATAATCTACCGATATATCCATCCGCTTGAATATTGTCACCACGATCAGTATTTAATATAATAGCTGCGGTTTGTAACAAGATGTTCTCTACTGCTACATTAACTATTAAATATCTGTCTTTACGAGGTGCTTTTGCTGTATCTAATGCTGCTTTAAGTGCTAAAATTTTAGCTACTACTGTTGTTGTATCTACTTTTGCTCCACCAACTGCTACTAATTCAGTTCCACCTGATTCCATTAATACTAATGCTGCTGTATCAACTGATTCTGCGATTGCTGAATTTGCTGCTGCTAATCTTTTAACTGCTAAATCCATTGGTGCTGTTGCTACTGTATATCCATCTAATACTTCATTAACTGCGATTTCTACACCGTTACTTAATGTTACATAAGCTGATGTGTCATCATCCATTGCTAATCCAGTTCCTGGAACATATTCCGCAACTGTTGTTAATGAATGAACAAATACACTAACTGTTGTAAATCCTGGTGTTCCCTCAATGTCCAAATTTGATACCTGTCTAATAATTGATTCTGCTGCTAATACTTCTTCACTAATTTCACTATAACCAGTTACCTTACGAGGTAGAATGTAACTTGCTGTTCCCATTTCATTTCTCAATGGTTCAAACATTGAACTAATCAATGCAACCATAAATAATAATAATCTTTTCATAATTTATTTCCTCCTATTATATTTTACCCTCTTTTTTAAGTTTCTTATATATTTCATATCCGTTATCGCTATCCTTTTGATTTGCGATTACCGGTTTAACCATTCTAGGATCATGGTATCTTTGTTTTGGTTCTTCTCGTGTATTTTCAGATTGAAATACTTTTACTACTTCTTCAAAGGGTAATTCTTCTGTTACTTGTTTTGATAATTTACTATGTAGAAACTCTACCGCATCTTCATCTTCAAGGTCATATTTAGATTGCTTTAAACTTTTAATCAATTCTAACTCACTACTTAACTTTGTTTCAGTTTCAAATTTTGTTCTATTTGCTACCTCTGTATCATAGTTAGTTTGTAATTCACTTTGTGAAGTTTTCAATGCTGTTAATTCTTTAGCTTGTTCTGTACTTGATTTCTTTACATCTAACATATGTCCATTAAGTTGTTCAACGGTTGCTACACCTTTTATGTTTAATTCTTTGATAACCTCTTGATGTGCTGTTTTCTTTGCCTCTACTAATAACTTATCGCTATCAGGTGTATTGGCTGTGACATATTTAGTTATGTCTGTGTTAAGTTCGGTTTCAAACGCTACTGACTTTTCTTTGAAAGCTTCATACTGTTCTTCACTCATAAACTTCTTCAATACACTTAATACTTTAAAATCTTCCATTTTGTTGCCTCCATTGTTTTCCTGCGTGGTCACGCATCATTTGTTTTTGGGTTGCCTTTCGGGCAATCTCTATTTGTCTAACTCTTTGTTGCTATAATACCATTACTGTAATTATTATAATGCTAAATCCTGCTATCCATATGAATAACCTTGCTCTCTTTATAAACTCAATCAATCATATCACTCCTACTCATATGTGAGATAACATCTGCATCTTATTCTATCGCTTGGCGGTAGTTGTGCATCACCTGGTTGCATGGCTCTTAATCCACCTGCTCTAAAGTCGCTATCTATTGGAACAGTTTTATTTGCTACTTGCTCATGAAACTTTGTATGTCTTACTCTACTATCTTGTTGAGTTTTCCAAGTCTTATGAGTTAAGCCTAATGCTTTCGAGTGTTCTTTACGAACGAACTCTGATTGTGCGTGTAACTCTGTGTCTAAGGCTCTCTCTACATTGGATAGACTATTATATTTTCTTACTAGATTATTCTTAATAGTTTTGATCGATTTCTTTTCTGCTATCATCTTGTTCATGTCTTTAACCATTCTACGAGATGTCTTACTCTTAATTATTGTTCTATCTAATTGAGTTCTTGCTATCTTACGAGCTGATGTTAATACTTTCTCATTGTCTAGCTTGAACCCTTTGATAATTGCTTGTGCTTTCTTCTCTGTTGCGTTTAATCCTATACCTTTGTTAATCTTAACTAACTTCTCAACAAATCGCTTAGGTCTGCGTAATGAATAATACCCTAATACTGCAACGATAGGTAATAGACTAGCATCCATTTTACTCTTAGGAACTTTTCTACCTACTATCATTAAGATTGCATTTTGTATTACGAACAATAACGCTATATCATCTATGTTAATCTTAGCTGACTTGATAATCTCTTTAACCTTTTCAGGTGTTAAGCTTTCTACATTATCGATTAACTCTCGATTAATTGCTTTGATATACTCTGCATATTGTTTGCTATTCTCTTTAGTTAATACCTCAATAAACGCATCATTGATTTGATCTACTTTACTCTTCATCTTCCTCATCATCTACTTCATCATCAACTGGTTCTTCAGTTGGTGGCACTATCGGAATAAGTGGCTCATCTAGGTCATCTTGATTTTTAGCTTCTTCTATGATTTTTAGTGCTTCATCTTTGTTTACTTTATATTGTTCCATAATATACATATATTCAGGTACTAACCCATCTTGTGCATCTAATCTTAGTTGTATTATTTTAGCTGTGTTATCTGTGATTATTGAATCATCAAACATTATATCAATATTTGACTCATTATAATCAATATCACTTAAGAATAGAACGGCTTTAACCATACCTACTAACACTTCATGCAAACGATTAACATGCTTTTGTCTATTACGCCATGTATCTGAATTACTAGAAATTACATTAGCTTCATTAACATATACACTCCCTGCTTCAAATGAGAAATAGTCTGTTCCTAGTCCACATTGGAATCCACACATACCTAAGTCTAACTTGATTGCTTCTATTCTTGGTGCTGAATCATATGTTGGGTTGGATGTTACTACACTATCATTACCATCAACTAAGCCTGTGATAACTTGGTATACATCATCATCTTCATCAAAGTATTTACTCTTACGAATGTTACCTGATGAATCTTTTACCTTGCTCCATGTCATTACTCTATCATCTACAAATATTCTTGTGCGAGTTAAACTATCTTTCCTGTTAAGGTTATATGACTTGCTATCTATACCATCAAATGAGCTTACTGCATTAGCTGTTAATGGCATACCCATTGGTGATTTAACATCATAGTTATTTACAATAGCAGGTTTAAACACTTGGAAATGTGGTTCGCTATCATACTCCATATAGAATATAACATCAATGATTTCTCCATCTTCATTGTATACTGGATGAGCCATCTCATTAATTTCTTGTTCACTAAACAATATTTCTAATGCTTGTTTATTAGGATGCCCTATACCTTTATTACCTGAACGTGTTTCATATATTTCATGTTCTATACGATACTTAGGTTCTCCACTATAAATTGGTTCTCCTAACTCATCATAGTCTGTTATTGTTTTTCTATATAAGTGATACATAACATGAGTGTATGTCATCTTACCTTTATCAAACTCATCAACTACTGCTATACCTTTGATAGTTGAGTTCTCATAGTCTATTACCATTATCTTGTCACCATATACAAAGTTAAGTTTAACCTTATCATCAGCCACATATTCAATAATAGCACCTGTTCCATATACGCCCATTACTAACTCTAAGAATGTTGTCATCTCTTCAACGAAGTGATTATCTATCAACACTTTATCTAACACATCTTGACTAGCCTTTTTCCCTGTTAGCAACTGAACTTTTTCATTGAATGTCAATCCTGCCCACTCTTCAGCTACCTTTTTAGGCATTTGCAAACTTGGCTTATATACATCAACCTTTCGCCCTGCCATTGTTTTCCTTGTAAAGTGATGGAGGTTATTAACTGAACCTCTAAAATAACTTAACCATTCTTCCATCTTTCTATAAGAATCACCTATCACTACATTATATCCTTTTTGCGTGAATAACTTTCCTAAGTCTTTTATCTTTGTATCATTCATCTCTTCACCTCAATAATATTTCGTATATTAAATCCATTTCCATTAACCATGAATATTCTAAACTATCTAAACTATCTACATTTACTGACTTATCATCTAGCCTGTTACCATTCTTATCATATACTGATTCCTCTAATGCTGATACTAACTCTTCACAACGATCATTAGTATTATCTATTGTTATGAAGTCTGCTGCGAACATTATTTCTGTTACATCTATTCTCTCTTGTATTGCTGATTTCTTTTTACTTGTGCCTTTGCGTTTCTTTAACTTATTCAAATAGCCCATCATTACATAACCATACTCATCTGTCATTGTATAATCATTCAGTAGCATACCTATTGTTGTATTGTTGGCACTATCTAAGAATAATGTTAATTCTTTATTATATAGTAAGAATATCTTTTCACAAAACTCCATTATATCTTTAGCATACTCGTTGATGTTCTTAACTCCACCTGTGACACCGTTCTTATGGTAGTAGGTATCAATAACCTCTATACCTTTATAATCAGGTCTAATGCCAATAGCTGTTGCTACTGTTGCATCGTTACCTCCATAGTCGACTCCTATCATTATATCTATATAGTCATGTGATGCAGGTTTAAGATGTCTAGTAGGATCAAATGTCTTATAGCACCCTCCACCTAGATTTGCAGGATACCCCAAGTATACTGATTTGTGTTGATCAGGTTGTAGTTCCTTTAACCTATCTATCTCATGTAGCAACTTACCTAAGAATAGGGTTTGCTGCCATAATGGGGAATCATTGTAGTTTATCTTTTGAACTAACACATCATCTCTCTTACTCATTTCTTTAATGAATTTGTATGTCCAGTCGGTAGTAGATGGTGCATCATTCCATTCATATAAAGACCAGTAGAAGTCCCCTGTCATAAACGTTGCATTGGCTTCTAATATATGTCTTGCACTCTTATACTCTGTTATTTCAAAATACCATGCTATCTTTATTTGGCTATCTTCCCCTAATGGTTCAGTACCTTTTAATTTGTCTATATCCTTCATATGTCTAAAATGTATCATATTCCCTTTAGGTAGTTGAATCCATAATGTTGCACTTCTATCACTTGAACAGTTGATGTTAGGTAATAACCTTACACCTAGTCTGTTAAATGCTCTCTTTAATGCTGGAAATGTACTAAACCTATGATCTGTATAATCTTCTCTTATTATTATAGCTTCGCAATACTTATCTTCTAACATTCTCTTTGCTATCTTTGTAGCGTGTTTAGTTGATTTAAACCCTCTACGACCACCATGTATTAGTTGATGTGGTTGTTCACAATCAAATGTCTTTAAATGAGGTACTGCTACTATATCGCTAATCCTGTAAGTATGGTTTATCTGTTCCATGTTTCTCATACCATTCATTGGCTTTACTGCTATCATTAACTATTGTAACTGAAGTAAAGGCTTCAGGGTTTAGTATTCTAGCTTGCAGCTCTTGTTCTTTAAGGCCTAGTGTTCTTTCAGCTATATCTACTTTACGCTTATCTAACTGTAATCTATCATATGCTATTCCTTTATCAAATGAGTTTCCTATTAATGCTATTAGACTTCTTATTCCATTTTTACCTATCTCAAAATCCAATGTATCACTATCTAATTTTCCTAATGCTAATTCCGTTGTAGTTTTATATGCTGATGATTGTATTATATCTAGTAGCTTATCATTGCTGTCCTTTTTAATATTTGCAATTTCTTGCAGTAATGGGTTAAATCTTGCAATTAACTCACTATTATGCACTATGCTTTTTACTGTATTAGGTGCTAACTCTAGCCGTCTACCTACTGCTGAATAACTTTGCAATTCATCATATAAAATAAAGCATTGTCTTTTAGTTTCATCTGTTGTGTTTTTTCTACCTCTAGCCACCTAATCACCTCTATTCGCTATATAAGTGGTTTTTAATAGTTATCTAACTCGCATACCTTTATCGCAATAAGTTTACTCTACTTGCAATTAAATGTCAATAAAATGCAAAATAAAAAAGGCAACCTGATTTAACGAGTTGCCATTAATTTTAATTAAATACTATGATACCTAACTCGGCGTATTCACCATATCTTGCTATTAAATCAGCTATGTATATCACATAATTCATGTTATCTATATCTGTAAATGGTATAGAACAAGTTAATATCTCGTTTATCTCATTCGTTGTAAATCCTATTGATGCAAGTTCTTCAGATGTTGCTGTGTTTATATCTAATGGATTACTTACTGTATATACCCCTAATGATTGTTCTATTGCTTCAAAATAAAATTGTATGTTTACTACATCCCCATTAGTAAAGTCGTGTTCTTGATTCAAACCGAATGTAATTGATATGGTTGTGTCTGTGTATACTAGGTTGTTTACTACAATATCATCAGTTAAACTTGATACTTCAATGCTATCAATCGCTGTCAGCACAGTATAGTTGTATGTGTACGTTACCTCATGTTTAGTTGTACCTGATTCCTCAACAACCAAATAAGTAAGCATATATGGATCATATGTATCTAATTCAACAAACAACCCATCTGTATATTGTACCGTGTCACCAACCGTTATGCTCTGGTCTACTGTCTCATTTAATATATAGCTTATAGAAGCATAACCCCATACAGATGTAACCGTTATTCCCATTCCTAGTATAAATGCCATAAATAATTTCTTAATTGATTTTCTCATCTATTAATCCAATATTATTTCATTAATCTCTATTGTCATAATGTTCTCTTGTTTCTAAACAACTTGAATATGTATCACTCCACACATACCCATCTACTTTTTCACAATTTAATTCATCTTGTGTCTTTTGACTATTTTCTAATAATACCATTTCCTCATAATGCTCTTTTGTTTCATAACATATGTCATTAATATACACATATCCATCTTGTGATTCACAATCTAATTCCTCTTGTGATTCTTTGTTACAACCTGTCAATACTAATGCAAGTGTTAATACTGCTAATACCATTAATAATTTTTTCATTTTGTTTCCTCCTTTTTATTTTTCTTAATTGCTAATATCTTTCTGTCTTGACTTCTAATCCACATACTACTCTTCCCCCACATATGCAATAAGTTCGTTATATTGCCCTATTGCTCGTTGTGATTGGCTCATCTTTTCTTCAATTTCCTCTTGCTGCCTAACTAACTCATCATAATATCTTTGCTCTGCATCTCTTAAGTTTGTTAATTCTTTAATTGCTACCATTTCTTACTCCTCCTTTCTTAAAATTAATTCGTATTCTGTGAACGGAATCCCATCATCTTGGCATTGTTGTAAGAACTTAACTGTGTATTTACATAACTGAGATACGGCTGATAATGATTCTATTGCTTCATCATATCCTTGTTTACCTTGATTAGCCAAGTTTGATCGTTCCTTTGCTCGGTTGATTCGTTTAGCGTGTGTTTTGTATGTCATATCTATTCTCCTTCTATTTCATTTATATACATTTCTCTCGTTGCTACTATAAATTCATATGCTAGTATTTCTTCATCTGTTGGAGTTTCTATCTCTAAATAGTTTAGTATCATAATGTCTAACATAGCTATTGTCATAATTTGTATGTCATAATCTAACGTAGATGCTACTGGATTTTCTAATTCTTCTATTCTTGCTTCAAGTTCTAATGTATATGCTACTATCTCATCAAATATTCTATCTAACTCATCTTCAGTATAAAAGTTTAAATCATTCATATCTAATTCAGTAATATTTAATTCATTTTCTACTATTTGTTGTTCTAAATCATAGTTTTGATTTCTTACAACTGTTATTGTTGCTAATGCTGTTCTTATGTCACTTTGCATTGTTTCTACCAACTCATCTACTTCAGCTCTTGAATAGTATTCTTTTTGTAAATTGTTTATTATAACGCATCTTGCTTGTGGTAAGTTTTCTTCTTTACCACAATAAAGAACCTTCTCAAAATCTGACATATCTTCCCAATTTTGTTCATCACACCCACTAATAACTAAGACAAGTGTTAATGCTATGATTATTGTTAGTATTTTTTTCATTTTTCTTCCTCCAATTCTTTAATATTTTCAGCCCATTTAATTACTTCTTCTGCATAACATTTTTCCATTGATAATATCCATTTTT